CTAATTGCTTGTGCTTTTTTGAGCAATTAATCTTTTATATTTGTCTAATAGCTGTTCTTCCGTTTCCTCATGCTGCGGATCTTTAGGAATACAGTCGACTGGACAAAATAATTGACATTGTGGCTGGGCATGGTGACCAACACACTCTGTACATAAATCTGGATTAATTTCATAAATCACTTCACCCATAAAAATAGCTTCATTTGGGCAAACTGGTTCACAAACATCACAGTTTATGCACTCATCGGTGATATATAACGACACTTTACCAACCTTGTTGATGTTTACGCTCAAAAGCTTCAACCACAGCTTGCGGAACAAACTTGGTTACATCACCTTTTAAGCGTGCAATTTCTCGAATCAACGTCGAAGAAATAAAAGAATACTGTTCGGAAGGTGTTAAAAACACGGCTTCAAAATGTGGGTCCAACTGGCGATTCATATTAGCCAATTGAAACTCATATTCAAAATCAGATACTGCTCTTAAACCGCGAAGTACTGCTGTAGCCTTTTGTTCTTTGAAAAAATTAACCAATAAACCATCAAAACCTACAAATTCAACATTTGATAGATGGCCTAATGATGACTGTGCCAGTGCAACTCTCTCTTCTAGACTGAACAAAGGATTTTTATGATGTCCAATTGCAATCGCTACTACGACCTCATCAAACATTCTTGATGCTCTAGTAACTAAATCAACGTGCCCATTTGTGATAGGGTCAAATGTTCCAGGATAAATTACACGCGTTTTAGACATCCGCTAGTACTCTAATTGTATTGTGCACCTATTTTAGCAAAAGTTATACATGAGGCGAAATATTGATATGTGGGAAAAAACTTCACCTTGGCATCAGTTTACGGCACAATAGGGGCAATTGTGGAAGTTTGAATTATGGCGAAAGCAACAGTAGTAAAGAATAATAAGTGTCGATGTTTATTTTAATTCTCTATAGTTCCTTTTTTAAAGCTAAGTTATTGAATTATAAAAGTTGCTGTTCTTATTAGTTCCTTATAGTTTGTTTACATCCTCCAAAAAAACGGGTAATAATGCGGGTAACGAACTAATTACTCTTACCTCATGGCCTCTGCAAAACTTTCTGATCTTAAAATTAAAGCACTGAAACCTAAAGAAAAAGTCTACAGAATATTAGATGCAGATAGACTTTACATAGAAGTCCGACCTTCAGGTGCTAAAGTTTGGCGGTTTAAGTTTGTTTTTAATGGTAAAGAATCTTCTATGAGTCTTGGCGAATACCCGGCTATTACTTTGGCAGACGCTAGAATCTTAAAGGATGAAATGCGAGTAAAATTAGCCAAAGGTATTCACCCAGTAGAAGATAGACAAAATAATAAGGCCAAGGCATTAGAAGAAGGAAAAAATACATTCAACGCTATTGCAGCCGAATTTAAAGAAAAACGTATGACGTTGAAGTCTGAAATTTATCAAGAGAAGTTCGATACTGCTTTAGAAAAAGATATATGCCCAGTTATTGGCAAAAAAAATATTAAAGATGTGACTGCGGCTGACGTATTGAAGATTTTAAATAATACGATTAATCGTGTTACTAAAGAAACCAATGGAAAAATGACAGGTGAATCTGCCGCTTTACAAAATCGAAGATTCATTGGTGCTGTAACCCGTTATGCAATTGCCACATTGCGACTAGAGAATGACCCGACTTATGCTGTACGCGATGTTATCAAGCGCCCTCGTGTAAAACATGCAAGAGCCTTAACCAAAGAAGAAAGAAAAAAAGCAAGAACTCAATTGCCTAAATACAATGGAACAGAGACTGTTAAGAATGCTGGCTTCATTCTCTTATATACAATGCTTCGGGCAATTGAAATTAGAAAAATGCAATGGAAATGGGTCGAGTTTGATACACGACTTATTAGATTTCCAGAAGAGGCAATGAAAAAATCCAGAATCCATATTCTCCCTATATCTGACCAAGTATATGAAGTACTTAAGCGTCAATATACAATCTCTGGTGATAGCGAATTAGTTTTCCCTGCTATTTTCAGTAAGAAAAATGATGGCATGTTAGCTAAAGAAACGCTTAACAGTATGCTTGAATATATTGGCTTAAAAGGCGTTACCACTCATGATTTTAGAGCTACAGCTTCTACCCTACTATATGAAAAGGGCTATGAGGAAGCTTGGGTAGAAAAACAGCTTGCTCATGCTGAATCTAACAAGACAAAAGCATCGTACGACCATTCGCAGCACTTAGAGGCTAGACGGAAAATGATGCAAGACTGGGCTGATATTGTAGATAGCTGGAAAGACTAAAAGTTTTGCTTCTTATCAAAGGTCCATCTTTTGCCATTGTAAGTCACAGTGCCATCTAAATTAATGGTCAACTCTTTTAATGAGTAGTCATAGATTTTAAGAACATTCCCGTTCTTATCTAAATCAGCGGGTAGATTGCAAGTATTCTCCATTCTGCCCGCTTCCGAAACCATGATCATTAATTGCTGCATGATAAAACCTCGAGAGAATATGAAATGAGAAAAACTTTGCTCAAAATGTGCAATTATCCAGATTATTGAGCAAATAATTGCACATTAATAAAGGCTCTTACTCAAGAGCCTTCACAAGCGCACCATGTCTTGCTTTGCAGTCATTATATTTTGCAACTGTATCAACTGACCAGATCATTAAATCTTTGCCCGTTGTTCCCGCCAATTCATTTAGATTTGGGCATGGTTGAATAAGATTAGCTGGTATTACCGGCTTTAATGAGTTCATTGAGTTGCTGCACCCCGTCATCATCAATACAGCTAGACTTATAAACAGGACGCTCCACGATCTTTTGCACTTCACGCTCAATATATTCGACTTTGGTGCTTTGCTCTGCTTTGACTTGTTCATAGTCTGCGCTCACTTTATTGATCTGATTTTGCTTTTCTGCAAGAGCTTTCAAATTCTTGCGCTCAATCTCTTGGATCTGAGATTGACACTTTTGTTCAGCTTCTTTTAGCTGACCAGTTTTGTAATTGAGTACGGCCAAAGATATGGCCAATAAAAAAGCGAGAAACACAATAATGATTTCTCGCCAATATTTAGCAGCAAATACAATCCACATCACTGCGCTCCTATACATTTAGCATGTCTTTCAAGCTGTCTAGTCCAGACGCCATAGCATCCATTTTTACGAATAGAGCAATCGCGCTTTGCAACGTACTTATATTTAAGTAATGAGTCGCAAGCCGCTTTATATTGACCAGCTTTCAAGTGTTTAAGCATTGATGATTTTGCGAATGTTGGTACCCCGTACTGATATGAAAAATCCAAGTAAAGGTCATATTCAGTTTGTGATAATTTCACGCCCTTCAATGAATCTTTAAACGCGACTTCACGCTTAGCCACATCATTTCGCAACCACTTATCTGCGGTCGCACGTGTAATTGGTGGATCTGTCATTTTTACGGGTGAGCCATCTGGTTTGAATGTTGAACCATGGCCCTGTGTTGGACGATCCCCTTTAACGGGTATCACTGGCTTTGATGTAAACCCTTCATCATTTTTTACGCCCACAAAAAAAGCAGCCGAAGCTGCTAAGAATGCTGCGATATATTTAGTCTTGTTTGACATTACAGTCACCTTTCTTTTCTAAGCTTTCTAAATAAGCTTTCAGTGCAATTTCATCGCGCTTATTTTTCTTTTTGGCGTAATACCAGTTCATTAAAAAACCAGCTAAACCAATGATGATACTGACCCAAAATGCTAAATCGATTGCCCCGATCCACGCCGAAACTGCTCCTGCCACACTTCCCCCGTATGTTGCACCCTTACTGGCCGCCAAAGCGGTCGATGTATCTATAATTTGCTGATTGTCTGCCATGCAGCCCCCTAATTTCGGCAATAAAAAAGCACCCAGTTGGGTGCTATCTAAGAAATTTCTAAATTAAAAATTTACTGCTTCAATTTCTTCATATGTCAAAGCAGTTTCAATTTTCTGTCGTGCAATACGCCCTCTTTCGTGAACGCCTGCAATATGTGCCTGCAAAGCAGCGTAAAGCTCTTTAAGCTGCTGCGCTGTCAATTCAACTGTTGAGTTATCTGCAAGTGTCCATGTTTGATCTACCTCCGCAGCAGCCGCACCCATGATACGACCTTGTGACACTTGATCTGAGTCATAAATATTGCCCTCAAACTCAAAACCACCAAACTCAAGTTGATCTCGCATGACTTTAATCTCGGCCCACTTCTGGGCTTTGATTTCATCCAGGGTGCGAGGGTCAATCCATTGCTTTATGTCATAGTTAAATATGTGGTACGGGGATGGCTGAGCAGGCATCTCTACCCACCCACCCTGATAAAACATATTTGAGCTTGGCGGGTCATCAACCGCAACTCCATCTTTCGGGGTGTTTAAAACAACTGTTTCTTCATTTGCATAAATCATCTGAAGAATTTCGCCATTTTTTGAAATAATTGCTGTCATTTTTTCAGCTCCAGCGCAACAAAACGAATGTTATTCACACCGAATACACCTGATGGGTGATTCAATACAACTCTTATTGCTCTACTCCCTCTATTTGCAAATCCAAGCTTAAGAGTGTAAGTCGTAGTACCAATTGTGTTATCAGTGTCTATTATCGCAAGAGCGTTTATAGCTCCTTCAAAATAGAATCCAGATTGACCAAGCACTTGTGTCGGCGGCACTTCCGCTCGCCCCACCAGAACAGACCCTTTGTATACAGAAAGCACTAATCTGAGCATCAATCTGTCATTTTCACTAAGATTGCCGTTGTCTTGAGCATAAGCAGTCAAATATGCAGATGCTGCTACATTACAAGAAGCATCAAATCTGCATTGCCCTCCTTGTCTATTTAGCGTTATCGTCGCAAGCGGGCTAAACTTTGCTTCCCACTCGGTCAATTGAGCAGTGAAATCAAAGTATTGCGGGAAAAATTCCCCAGTGGTCCGTACAATATTTGGGTTTGAGACTCCAATTGGCACTGTAACTGCTTCATTTTGAATTTTTAGCGTAGTCACCGCCAAATCATCAATCTTCCCACTAGTCACCGCCAAATTATCAATCTGCGCAGATTTCACAGCCAAGTCTTTAATATGGGACGTATCAATAGATGCATAATCCATAAATGCGGTTTTGAGATAAGCCCCTACCGGAAATACCGTGCCTGTGTTTGGGTCGGTGTAAGGCGTATTGCGGAAAATGAATGGGTAATAACCAGTGCTATCACCTGAACCAATCGCAAATGAATCAAAGTTCAGAATAAAATCAGATTCTTTGCCATCGTTAGCACCGCCCCATCCTGCAACTTTGCCGTTTACGTCAAGCTTGATGTACTTTTGCGCATACAAGCCGTTTACTGATTCGCTCACCTCCTGAATTGATGCGGTGTTTTGACCTACGGTTGTTTGCAAGGTTGTTGTTGCTTGCACGTTTGCAGAAACAGCATCAGCATTCGCTTTGATTTGTTGCTTGTATAAAGCATCGTTTTCTTTAATCGTTGCAACAACTTGATCTGTACGTTTAGATTGAGCCAAATCGCCTTCAATACGTGCAGATTGCTCCGACCATACGCCTGCATAACCTCCCTCATTACCAATTAACTCGGATTCCGAGCCGATTAAAGGCGGGTTAAGCTGTGCATATACGCCGTCAATTCTCGTAGTCTGAGCAATAATCTTATTATCAACATCTTTGATATCTGATTTAACTTGATCAAGTGCACCAGTTGATGCTTTATCATCAAGCTCAAGATTAATGGAATCAATCGCTTCGGCATTTGCCGATGATTGCTCAACTGCTACCTGTGCAGATTGGCGTACAGTTGCAAGAGCACTATCATTACTTGCGATATACGTATCAATCTTTTGAACTGTTACTTTATCGCCTTCAATTCGCGCTTCAACTTCTTGCCGTGCGTAAGCACGTAAATCATTAACTTCAACAACTGTCGTATCAATACGCTTACTAAGTGCTAAATCCCCTTCGATCATTGCCGATTGAACAGACCATGTGCCAGCGAAGCCCTGATCATTACCGATCAAATCAGACTCAGATCCAATCAAAGGTGGATTTAACTGTGCATATACACCGTCCGTTTTTTCTGCTACAAGTGAAAGATCATTCGCAACAACTTGAATGTCTTGCTGAACTGCTGCAATACCATCTTCACTTGACTGTTTAACAGTATTTACAACTTCAAGAACACCTTCATCACCATCAATAATTTGCTGTGATAAACCATCTTTGGCTTGCTGAATAGCGTTTTGTCGATCAATGACTTCTTGTGCAATCCGATCTTTCGTATTTTGAATATCTTGCTTAATTGGTCCAATTTCAGCATCAATAGTCTCAATATGATCAATCTTGGTTTTAAGATCCTGACTAAGTTGTGTTTCACTTATTTGATTGTTCAAGAGCTCAAGAACATCTGTTGCATCGGCAGAAGTTGTCGCATGAGTCCAGTCCGACCATGATCCAATGTTTCCAATCCTATCGATCAAGCGGCCACGATAAAATTGAGTCAGATTTGGCTGCAAGCCTTGAATCGTATGTGTGGTAGTTGGATAAGCGAATAAGCCCAATTGAGTAATGTTGCTGGTACCATCCGGTGAAACCTGAATCTCGGTATAAGCTGTATCTAGAGCACCAGTTGCAGGGAAACCCCAATTCAGTTGAATGCCAAATAAGATTCCTGTCGCTTGGATAAATGCCAATTTTGGAGGTAAACCCTGCTTACCAGAGAGTTCAGTCAAAGTTGAATAAACTGGTAAAGAAGCGATCTCAAATGCAGAAATCGCTGTTACACGTGCTTGATACTGCCCTGCATAAATGCCTGGTACTTCGACTGAGTTGTTGCCAGTAATTGGCAGCTTAATCCAACTACCATCATCTTTACGCCACTCAACCTGATACTTAACTGCACCTTTTGCTTGCGCCCAGGACACAATCATTGTTGCTACGTTAATTCCCTGGTCTACTCTGCTTTCACTTGTAATCGTTAAATCAGAAACAGGGTCTTGTAGTGACGGGTTCACAATCGAAATCGGAACCTCATCAAAATAAGCACCTTTATCGATCGCATCAAATTTGGCTGGGTTATATTGAAGTGCAGTCACTGAAAATTGATGACTTTCGTCTTGAGTAATCGAGATCACTCGAAACTTCATTGTTGCTAAATCTTGGGCATCCATTACCCACACATTTTGAGTAGCAATAGCGTCAAACTCATGAGTAACAGTAACAACTCGACCAGAGATAGATTGAACAATACGCGCTTGAGCCTTTCCATCCTCGCCATTAATAATCAGCCTGTCACCGGCAACTGCGACCACATCATCACGGTCAAGCGTAATGCTTTTACGATCTGCTGAAATAGCTGATACACGACCACCATTTGCACGACCTGCAAATAAAGGATCAGCAACTTCAATCACTTTCCCCGGCAATGGTATATAACCGTCCAGACCAACCTTGAAGGACACAGTACGTGTTTCAAGTTGCTCAGACTCTAATGCCCACCAGCCTGCTCTCTGCGCTTGTCCACGCGAAGTGCATCCCCAAGCATCAATTTCCAAAATACGAACTTGGCCGGCCTCAGCAATCGCCTTTTCATCGCGAACAAACTCATATTCGGTTTTGTAGTGATTAGCTGGGTTATCCCATGCAATTTTTACAACATTATGTCTATCTCGAGCACGGGTTCCCGCGTACTCAAAATTGCCATCAATAACATTAGCCCGGGTATACGTGAAGTAAGTATCTTGGGGAATATCCGCATCACAAATAATGCTATTACCATCCCAAAATGTGATAGCACGGAATACACCAGCTAACTTAGTTAAAATCTCAAATGCACCTTCGGCACTCTGAAGATAAACGTTACAAGTAAAGCGTGGTTCTTGACCGCCCAACCCATCCGGCACCATTTGGTCACAGTATTGTGCTAAACGATATAAAGACCACTTATCAACCATTAGCGGGGTTAATCGGTCACCCAAAGCATAACGGTCTACGGTGCATATATCGTAATAGATCCAAGCTGGATTATTGGAATATGCCTCTTTGAAAGTACCGTCCCACATTCCAATATACTGACGTGTAACCGGATTATAATTTGTAGGGACTTTTAGGATTCTCCCCTTCGCATCCACAGCAACTTTAGCAACGTTTCCAAAGGTCTCGGCATCGTATTGAAGGCCCAATAATGCTGTGTTTGGGTAACGTAATTTCGCATCGATCACTTCTGTAACAGCTGCAATATACATCTTGTCGCTGATATATTCAGAAGATGAGTTCGGCGTCAGACGGCGTACACGTACAAGCCAACCAGAATCAGCTCGAGGCAAATCAATGCGGTGTGCTCGCTCGTAATTTGCAGAAGTCTTATCTGAAATCTTGGTTTTTAGTACTTCAGTCCAGACACCTCCATCAGTCTGTAAATCGATTGCGTATTCGATCGTTACGCCTGATACATCACCATTTGTAGCATTCTGAGTACGCAAAGGACCCCACTTTAAGCGCAAACGAACAGCATCAAGATCAAGATTACTAAAAGCTCGAACCCATGGCGTTTCAGACTTTAACTCCACATCGATGGCGGTTTCACTTTCGACTGCTGGAAAACCCTCAATGTATTCCTGATCATTAGTACCATTTCTAAAATCAACTTTTACATTTTCAAAGTTAAGGCTTCCATCTGCATTCTGAAGTGGAGTTTCTTCTAAATAAATTGACTGAAGCCCATTAGCTAAACCTTCAATCTCGCCTTCAGCTAAACCATATAGAACCTTGATAAAAGTTTTCGATTGTGCAGAATCTGGTGAAATGACAGGTTGCCGTTGTTTTTTACTGCCTTTTTTTGCGCCTACTACTGCATTCATAAGAAATCTCACGCAATAAAAAAGGCGCTAGAAAGCGCCTGTTAATTAAAATTTACATCTGATCTTCTGGATATTGACCAGCACTGATAATGAAGCCGCCGATTTCCCGTTGACCATAAAGAATTGGAACAGGATTACCTTGTGCAACTGTAGTTACTGCACCGCCAAAGCCTTTGTTGGCACGGTTGCCGTCTTGGTTTTGGTCTTGAGTATTATCAATTTTTGGCATGAGCATTGATGCAACCCCTCCCATAGCCATGCCAGCACCTGCACCTATCAATGCAACCTGAGCAGCCTGACCAATACCTGGTATAAATGAAGCAGCTATCAGAATCGCACCAAGTACAAGTTGCAAAATCCCATTATTGCCACCAGCCCCCATTACACGCGGGACGATATGAATAGTGTCTGCTTCAGTATTCATGTCTAGCTGCTCTTCACCGATGTTATCGCCGGTAATGAGCCGCTTAGTTTCGTGGTCATAAATCGCTGGGCGTTTCTTGCCTCGCTTATTACTTGAGTTCTTTGATTTTAAAAATACGGCAAAGCGTAGGCCTTGCTCATGAGCATGCAACATAAAGTGTTCAAAGCCAGCGATCTGAACAGATAATGCACGCATGGCTTCACGTGTATTTGCGACATCGAGCTTAAATTCACGACCGAATTTTTGCCCCAAGATGCCGTACAACTTAATTGTTTTTAACATCTCTATGCCTCAAGATTTTTACCGTTCTGGTTGACCATTGCGGTCCATAGATTTCACGTATAGATTTACGGCCGTGAAGCTGATGCAAAATTAATGTATTGCCAATACAAGGTTCGGTATCTTCGGACTTCAGCATTGCATTATCACCAAGCCAAATAATGCAATGATTTGGGTGTTCTGTTCGTGGTACTCGGCAAATCAACATATCTCCATATTGCGGAGTGTCCACTTCATAGAAACCGGCTTTCGGAAAGTTATCAATCAATATTGACGGATGATCTTTGTCTTCCCACCAGCCATCTTTTCGTTCAAAGTCTGGCAATTTAATACCTAGCTCACGATCATAAAAGTCACGGACTAGTGCATAACAGTCCTGAAAATGATGAATATAATTACGCCCCACTAAAGGGGCGCGATAACCAAATGGTTCATAAACTTGAAAATCCAGATCCGGATATGAACAAATTACCCACGGCTTTTGATGTAACTCAATTTGAATCAGATCAAGTTCCGAAGCTTTTGTTGTTCCATCTGGATGAGAGTGAACATAAGCTAAGATTTCGCCTTGATCTTCAGCACTTGCCAAATCCTCGGGATGAATTTCAAATTGATCAGATTGTTCGGCAATATTGCGACAAGGGATATATTGCTTAGCCACGATCACACCACAGCATTCCTGGGGATAGCATTCATCAGCATGGGCCATAATTGCTTTTTTAAGTTTTGATGTAAGTTTCATAAAACCTCACAATAAGCTTGAAGCTGGGAACCCACCAAACGGCAATGGTTTATTTTCACCGAACCGCAAGCGGCAAGAACGTAAACGTCCACCGCATCGATCAAGTGCCGGATTATCAGTTGGCTCATCTTTATCGGTAAACATTGCCACACCTGTGTAACCACACTCCTCGCCCCGATACTTCCCCATCATGCACCAATGACATAATGAGGTAATTTGGCGAACAGGGATTTTTAGACCTTCAAAATCGATTGGGTTAGATAACTCAAAAGCGACTTGTTGAGCATTTTCAGAAGTCTTTTGCTCGATGTACCAGATTTGCTCTTTTGATTCATTCGATGCAGTTGGATTACCCGCTGTAAAGTTTTCTGCATCAAGATATTTAGCAAGAGTTGTAATGACTTTAAGCTTTGCCCCAACAAAATCTTTAAACTGCAGACAATAAGCAGAAACGGCGTTTTGTATGCCATTTATATTGTTAGCCATGTTTAAAGTTGGTGCTGAAGCTTTACCATCTGAACGCATCTCAAGACCAGATACTTCAAGTGCCATTGGCTCAAAAACTTGTCCTTGCCAGACAATATTTCGATTCCAAACTTTTTGATCCCCAGCATCGAATATCTTTCCAATACTTCCTGAATCTGCACCGATCAATCCTTCGGAACCAATTGACATATAAATTTTTTCCCAATCTTGAAAAGCGATATGGCCATGAAAGCGTAAAATGCCAGCACCTAAGCTGCTGGCATCTAGTTCATACAAATGGATTAATCCATCAACATATAGCTTCTGAAAATCACTATTCAGACTCATGTGTTACCTCGTCATAAATCTGATTTCCATCTTTATCAAGAACTGGTACATCATCAAAAACTGGTTTACCTTCGCCATCAATTACCTGCACCCATTCAAGCAATGGTTCACCCTTTTCATTCATCACTGGTTGATTCGTTAGGATAGGTGTTCCATATTGATCTGTTTGAATATGAGTGACAGGCTTTTGATAGGTCTTGCCGTCAACAATGACTTCTTTCCCTTCATCATCAAATAAATCTTCATATTTAGTGATGTAAGTAAGCTGCGGAGCATATTTAATTTGCTGGACCATACGCGGCTGTTTTTCAGT